AAGGAAGTGGTCGAAGTTGGTACTAAACTAACTATGCAAAATGCAATCACTGGTGTGGCTGCATTTCTAATTGCTCGTAAACTTTATTCTGTTTGGATGAAGGAAAAGGCTCAAGAAGGCGTTAATCGCTCTCGTGCCCAACAAGCGTTGGATGTTGCTATGGTTTTATTTTCTATACTAGTTGTTATGACTGGCGGTGGATTTAAAACGATTTATTCAATTTACTCTCAAATGAGTAGTTGGATAACCATGGCTCGTTGCTGGTTAGCTGGTACATCATGGCTTTTAAAATGGCTAGGTGTTAGCGTTGCTGGTGTTAAAGAAGCTGGTGAAGTTGCTGATGTTTTGAAGACAGCTCAAACTGAATTGTTTGAAGTTCCCCCTGTTGAAGATGAAAAATCTTATCAACAATCGGCTGGGATTGGATTTATTCCAAGTTCTAGTTCTTCTAGTGCGTCTGCAACCTTAACTGGTTTGTCAAATACACATGCGATGCCTCCTCCTGCCAATTTGTATCCTAGTTTTACTTCTAGTGGCTCCATTGCTTGTTTGCAATGTTCTGCCCCTAAATCTGAATTATGTATTTGTGATCGTGATATGTCACAAAACAAAAATCCAGAAGGTTTTAAAGAATCCGTTATTGGTGCTTTTAGAACTGTTGTTAAACCCAAAATTGTGTTACAAGAAAGTGATGCTTTATCTCATGCTGATAACTCTCAAGTTATTCAGAACGTTGATGGTAAGGCTGTTGTTATTCCTGTTGCTATTCCTATTGATAATAAGCCTGCTGAACGCTCTATTGAGAATCAGCAGAAACAACATGAAGAGATTCGTGGTTTGTGGTCTGTTATTGAGGAAAAGTGCAAGAATTCTGGACAAGCTACTCTTGATGCTATTAAAGATGCAAAAATGAATGCCACTTACAACCATTATGTCATATTGGCTATGGTTGTTGTGATGTTACTTGTTGCTTATAGTTACTGGCCTAAATCTCCTACTGATAAAGTTAAAGAAGATAAAGGCAAGAATAAAGGCAAAGGCAAACACTCCAAATCAAAGTCCCATAAAAAGGATCGTTTTTGGAAATCTGTTTACTGTCAAGGTTTTGATAAAATCCGAGATGGTGACGACATTGTGCTCCTTGATGGGGCTGGTGTTCGCCGTCAAATTGCTTCAGGCAATCGAACCAAGCAATTGGCTGAGATTGACGCTTTAATAGCGAAAAATCCTGGTAAGTATCAACTTGAAATTAAAGGAAAAGGTAAATATGATATTAGCAAAATCTCTACTACATTTAAGATGGGTAAAGGTAAGAAAAAGGAATCATTGTCAGAAACTTCTGTTACTGGTTGTTTTATTAATACTAAAACAATGACACTTTATGTGTTTAATATTCCTATTTTTTGCAAGACGGAAACGTTTGCTACTGCTGATAATTCAAGCGTTACGCTTGATCATTTTATCTTTAATGAATCAAAGGATAAGGAAGGTATCTTCTCTTATGTTGAAGTTCCAAATCAGGGTGGATGTTGCCACCACAAGGAAACTTGTCCGTTAAAAGATAAGCGTCCCACTATTTATAGTGATGCTGCATGTAATGTAGCTTGTGGAGGTGAAAAGTGCTCTCATTGGGCACAATGTTCCGTCAAAAAGGACCCTGCTACTGGAATTGAAGTTAAAAAGAAAGAAAAGAAATCTAAAGAAGTTAAGCAAAAAGAAAAAGCTTTTCCTTGTATCTCTTTTTATTTGAATGGTCACTGTACTAAAGATAATTGTACAGCTGCACATACTGGTTCATCCAAAGAAGAAGTCCTCAAATGGGCTGCTACTAAAGATTGTTCCAAAAGTAATTGCAAAGGCCGTGATAAAGGTTGCATATTTAAACATGCTCCCAAAGTCACATTTAAAAATGATAATCCGCCATCCCCTGCTTTAAAACAGGCGATAGCTGATGAAAAGAAGAGTTTTGCTGCTGCTGTAATTGGCGGCGCTTCGTCTCCTGCTCCTATAGCTTCTACTGTTGGTAAGAAAGAAAGTCTTCTTGGAAGAAAGAAGATTCCTGCCAATCACAAAGCTCATGAATCTATTGTATTGCTCTATCAAAAGGATGGTGTTACACCATTTTTACATGGATTCCTTGCTAGAAATTGTTTGTGGACAATAAATCACGATTCTGATTTTGAAGAAATGAAAAGCTTCATTGTTAAGACCCCGAAAGGGGATATTGTGGTGAAAACCATGGATGCTGATGGCAAACCTACATTTAATGTGTTAGGTGGTGATAAATTTGGTAATGCGGTGTTTTTCAAAATGCCGGAAGAATTAAAAACTTTTCCACAATTGAATTGTGCATTGGTTAATGCTCGTGCTGATCTTGTTTTATTAACTAAGATCCCTTGTAACCAAATTTCAACTGGAACCTATGTGGGGAAAAATGAACACACATGTCCATCAACTGGTGGTGATTGTGGTGCTCCCCTTGTGGATGCTCATGGCCGTGTTGTCGGCTTGCATAATGCTGGTGGTGAACGTGAAAATGGCTTTATTGAATTTACAATTGAATCCCTTAAGGATTCAATTTTTCAATAAGCCCTTCACAAAACGATTTGATGGATGTCGACAAAATTTTATTGTCGTATCCAACTGAACTCAAAAATTTGAGTTCGTTTCGTGGAGGGCCATCTAAAAATGCAGAAGTTTTTCTTCCGGGTATTAGCACGCTGAAATATGCTGGGCGCGTTAGGCGCTTTTGCCCTGATAAAAAATACTGTACTATGGATGATCCTTATTTCACACATTGGTGTAAACAAGTTAATAATGCTTTAGGGCCACGTGATTTGTGGCCCAACTATGATTTAGCTGTTCCTAATAAGGCAGCTGGGTATCTTTCTCTATTAAAGTATGATAAGCTCCAACCGGATGCTCTTCGTATGGATTTTTGGAATGAAACAATGACTTTTGCTGAGAAGCACTTTATTGCTATGTCCAATTCTAAAGTTCGTGATCTCAATCTCATTTGCCATGATGGCAAAAGTAAAAGAGAACCTGTTTCAGAAGAATGTATCGAACAATGGACAGAGATTGTTGAAGATGTTGAAAAACGTGCTTCAGCAGGATATCCTTGGACCTATTGGTTCAAAACAAAAGGTGAATTGTTTGAATTTCGTGCAGAACTTTGTGATCGTTGCCTAGATGAATGTAGATTAGTTTCTAAATCAACTTGTGCTTGTAGATTTCAAGGCTTTATGCGAGATTACTGTTCTCAATATTGGGAAGATTTGGCAAATGAAGATTGCCGTCCATGTTTTTGGACCAACAATGTTAAAGAAGAGATTCGTCCTATTGAAAAATTAGCCGTTAATAAATTGCGAACTTTCATTGGTGGATCAACTGAACACGTTGTTGCAAACTCTCAATTGAATGGTGACATGAATCAAAAACAATATGATTCTGTACATACACATTGGTCTTTTGTAGGTGGAACAAAGTTCTACCGTGGCTGGAACAAAATGTTTAAGCGTTTATCACGCCATCCTAATGCTTTTGAACTTGATGAATCAGAATTTGATTCTTCTCTTTTTCGTGAAGCTATGTATGGTATGATGGAGTTTCGGTGGCGTATGCTGCATCCTCAGTTTCGTACTGCGGAAAATCGTAATAGGTTGCGAAATGTTTATCGTGATATCGTGGACTCCTATATTATTACCCAAGATGGTGATGTTGTGCAAAAAAACACTGGAAATTCTAGTGGCAGTGGCAACACTATCAATGATAATACTGTTATTTTATACAGGTTATTGGCTTATGCTTGGCTTGTTTTGTGTGAAGAACAAAAAGCGTTTTGGTCCGTTGAATATTATGATTCAATGCGAACTTACGCTTCTTTTCACAAACATGTTGAAGCTGCCTTAACTGGAGATGACAACACTTGGACTTGTTCCGATGAGGTTGTTGGCTGGTTTAATGCTAAGAGCGTTTCGCGAGTGTGGTTATCTGTTGGTGTAAAAACCACATCCCCTTGCTATGAAGCGCGGAAGCTTGAAGATTGCAGATTTTTATCTGCAGGATTCCTTGAGGTTGACAAATGTATGGTCCCCGTGCCAGAACATGTCAAAACCATGGCTTCACTTGCATTTCATGATCCCAGTCCGATGAATCCTCGTTGGAGTTTGTTACGTGCTTGTGCATTGCGAATTGAGAGTTTTTGGTGCTACGAAAGTCGTGTCATTATCTCTGAATATATTTCTTGGTTATTAAAAAATTTCGATAAGGAATTGCATTCTGTGAAGGATGCTACTGATGTTAAAGATATATTCACTTTTGAACAAGTCTTTTCTGTTTATAAAACTGATAATGAGATTAAACAACTTTATCTTATGAATGAAAGTTATATTGCCTCAGCGCAATTGAATTTCACTCATGAAGTTGAAGAAATCTATCAGTATGGCCTTATGGGCTCCGCGGAGTTTAACTCCTATTAAAAACAATTGTTGCGGTATAAATTAAAGAATGACTAAAACAAAAAGTCAAAGAGCTCGCGCAAAGCAAGCCAAAAAAGGTCATGTTGCACCATCTAAGCAACATAACAAAGCCCACAAAGGTGGCAAAAAGTCCTCTAACCGTCGTCGCGGCAAAAAGGCTGGAATGCATGGAAGTTTTAATAACAAGCAATCCAAGGGGTCAGGGCGTTTAGGCCTTGGTTCTGGTGTTTCTGGTGCTACTACTCGCAGATCTCAAACGGTTTGTGAAGATGAGTACATTGGTGAAGTTAATGGGTCCGTTGCATTTGCTTGTACTAGCTATGCATTAAATCCTGGCCAATCAGGAACATTTCCATGGGGCAAGCAAATTGCTGCCTTGTATGAAGAATATGAATTTACTGAAGTTGAATTTTATTACACTCGTGAAGTTAGTGAGTTTGCTACAAATGGGCAGGCTGGAAAAGTTATTTTATCATTTGATTATGATGCAAGTGATGCTCCTCCTGCTACAAAGCAGCAAGCTGAAGATACTGTCCCTCATATGGATGGTATGCCTTGCACACAACGCATTTCTCTTAAACTCGATTGCAATCGCATTCGTAAAGGAAACGCAAAATTTGTTCGGCCTGGTGTTCAACCAGCTAATACTGATATCAAGACTTATGATGCAGGTAACTTAAATGTTTGCACATATGGTAATACAAATACAACTGTAATTGGTGAATTGCGTGTTCGATACACTGTTAAGTTATTCGAACCCGTTTTAGAATTAGCTCAATTGCCTGCTGGTGTTGTACATTTTACTAGTACAACTCCTACAACAGCTAACAATTTTGCTAACAACACCCAACAACCGGGTGCTGGTTTATTTTTATCTCCAATTAAACTTGGTACAAATTCAATTATTTTTCCCTCCAGTACGCCTGGTAATTTTTTAATTAGTATGAGTCTTGCAGCAGGCACTAGTGTTAGTGCTTTGTCTGTTGGATCTCTCGGTAGTGCAACTGGTCTCAATCTTTTTGGGACAAGTGGTACCATTGATTCAACTGATCAAGCTGTTTCAGCGGCCTCTAGCGGATCTTATGTTCCTGCTATGCTTAATCTAGCTGTTACAGTTCCTATTGGTGGAGCCACTGTTACAATTTCTCCTGCAACTCTTGCAGGCGGTGATTATACAATGGATCTTTTTATTATTTACTTACCAGCTACTATCCTCACTCTCTCTAAACAAGAGAAGGAGATGGACGGTTTGATGGATGAAGTTCATGCGATGAAGGTAGCGCTTCACCAAATGCAACAACAATTATCAGATCGTTATGGTTCGCCCTACATTTCTGTTGATGAGGAAAAAGAATTTTTAGATGCAGCAACATCTAATTCTTCCCACTCCAAAGTCAGTAGATATGAGGTACAAAGTGCAATTCAGGCAAAGAATCGAGCACGGTGTGCGAACACCAATCAATCCACAAGTAATCCATCTAGTTTAACAACTGGGTGTGTTCGTGGATTGAATGACCCCTAGGCTACAAGCCTTCCACATAAAAGTGGAGGCTTGTATCCTACTTAATCCTTAAATTTTTGTTATTTTTAGGTTTAAGGAACAATAATATGATGGCCAATTTTTGGACATTTAAGTTTAATTTATTGAAGAGTTTGTTTCTCTCCTTGGCGCATGAATTTGCCGAGTGATGAGCTACAGTTACCGATTTTTAGGTTTGGTTTGAATGTTTGAAAATTGGCCATACAATTGTGAAGTTTGGCTTAACAGTGAAAACTGTGCTTAGCTAATATAATGGCGCGGACTCCCCAGTAGGGGCCGTTTTATTGAAACCCCTAATTCTTATGTGAACGCTTAGATCGTTGTACTAGGTTAGGACCCAGATATGGTTTGTGAAAGGTATCTTTTGAGGATGACCACAAAGTTTCGTAGGGCGGTAAGAGGAATGTGCATGTTTATATTGGGCAGCAGCAGAGTAGCTGGTCGAATGGAGATTGTGTTTTTAATGTTATTGTAAGGAAGGATAAGCTAAAG